GGGGTTTGATACAGAGCCTATGAAGCCTACTTGTGCTCGAAGCCTAAAAAGAGTTGTACTTGCAACTCCATAAAAAGTATATGTGCCATTTGCAGTAATGCTGCCGATTACATTAGCAGCTCCAAGCCTTACAACAAGATTGCCTTGTACATAATCTAAAACCTCAAGTGTTACTTTGTAGTTTTCTCCCGTTACTAACGAATTTTGTTGTAAATCTCCGTTTGCACCATCTTGAATAGCCTTATCCTCTCCAATACTCCAACCACTTCCTAAACTCCAATTTTGACCAACCTCAACAAAACTAACATTGTCTATTGAGAGTGAGCCACTTGTTTGAGTTGAACCTACAGTAATAAAAAGCCTAACGCCCGTAGCAGTTGAACTTGTACATTTCAAGTATCCCGTTAATGTTTCTGCAGAACCACTTAATGTATGCGTGTATTCATTATTACCCAATGCAATCTTTAAAGATTGACCACTTAGTGTTGAACTTAATATATCTATAGAATACTTGAATGTTTTGTCAATTTCCCCAATAGATTCTTGAGTTAATAACTGTGTTGTTCCATCTGCAATACAACTTGCTGCACCTCCACTAATAGTCCATTGACTACCTTTACTCCAATCAGTATCTGTAGCGAAATCACCATTCAAAATTACGTCTGAACCTTCTTGTGAGAAATCACCATTTAAAATTTGGTCTGCTCCCGTTTCTTCAAAGTCACCATTTAAAACCACATCTGCACCTAATGTACCTACGGGTTCAATTAATCCATCTTTATTTACTCTTGTTGCCAAACTTCCACGAGTTACGTCAAAATCGCCTCCTGCATTGTTTGGTAATACACTATATAATGTTCCATCCTTATAACCTGAAGGAATCATTGCTACACTTGGTGTTGCCATAATTTATTTCTTATTTATTATGTTAATTCTAATTTCTTGTCGATACAGTTTGGAGACTCTATAACCCCTCCATCTGCCTTAACTCGTGTTATAAATGCTTTGGTCTCATCAGAGAAACCTAAAAGCAACATCATTACTCTACGCCTACTCATTATATCTCTGAATCAAAGTATCCATCTAATGCAGTTTTAAGAGCTGCAAAAGAAGCATATACTGTTCCTGCTTCATTGTGTAAAGAAGTGTAAGGAGCTTGTATTAGCAATTCACCTGTTTGTACTGTCTTAACAAGTAAATAATCCCCTTGTTTTTGTCTTTGAATCTCGCAATATGCCGGGTATCTGTATTCTATACCATTCTCAATTACTAATTCCTTTGTTGCTGAATCTTCATAAATTTTAATCATCGTCTTATTATTTATTTATTTATTATTAATTATTGTTAATCTACTACGTTAAATATTGTTTCAAAATTAGGTATGTAATACGCTTGATTATCTTCTTTAGCAGTTAAAGATATATTGAAACCATTCATATCTGAGCGACTTGTTCCACTTGAAGCACTTACAGTAACTTCACCACCATTTCTCATCCCTATAAATCTATACTTCCCATTCCTATCTAATATAACTGCACTATAATCTTTATTAGCTAACTTATATACTTCAGATAACTCATCTGATTCTGTTATAGTAAAATTTAATTTCTGCGTCCACTCAATACCACCATTTAATACTGCCGTTGATTCTGTAAAAGATATATTTTGTGCTTCATATAAAAAAGCATCAGTTAATGGGAATGTCACCACCTCTTGGTCTGATACTAAGTTCAAGCTCTTTGAATATTTTTTATAAGCAAATAGATACAGTTTATCTATACCTCCTTGCCTGTCTTTGCAATTTTTTTTAATTGCTTTGGTAATATTACAGGTTATAAATTCAGCCATAATTATCTTCTGTGTTTATATGAATATCTACTCCATTCACCATTGCCTTCCTCGTAATTCCTATCCTCTACTCTGTTTGATGGTCTATCAAAGAACCATCCACTTCTATTTGTAATACTTTTAGATGCGTTAACCTCATCCTGATATAATTTATATTCAGGTATTGTATTGTGACATAACCATTTATCAAGTCTACTGATGTATGTATCAGCTATCCCTGCGTAAGTATCAGCTAATCCATTTATCTCATCATCACTCATTAACTCAGCATTTTCAGCAGTATGTTTGAACGCACCTCCATTAGCTATCATGTAAGAACTAATTTTAATGTATTCAGACAATGCTTGATTCTTTGTAATTGGCTTAACAAACTTATCGTACAACTCAAGGTATAATCCTGTTAACGTATCTGCTTCAGCACCACTTAAAATTACATCATATAGCTCTGTACCTAATAATCTTTGTATTGTAATTATCTGAACATTTGCTATTGAAAATAAGAATTTGTCTTGGTCCACATTACCTCCTAAGATAGTAGTTGACTTTAATTCTTGTGGTGTTATAAATAAAAACTCTGCCATTGTTACGATTTATTATTGTGAGGCTTAATTGAAACGTCACTCTTGTTAGAAGGTACTTTATACCCTTTTCTTTTTGCTTCTGATGTACTTATTGTTTTAGCTAATGGAGAATTTGCATCTGTCTTACCTTTGTTTAAGTATATTTCTCTCTGCCATTGGTGCTTACAAGTTCCGTTAGGGAAGTCCTTAGACATTTTACCCCCACCTTTCCATAACCATATAGAGTAAGGAGCATCACCACCTTTACCTTTACCGAAACCGGGATTGGTAGATGATTTCTCCATTTTCAATATATCTTCTTTTCTATATAGTTTATTTGCCGACATCATTTTAGCACAAAACTCTCTTTGTGGATTTGGATTCCCTACGTATCTGTATCTAATTCTTACTGCTTCACTATCTTGTGAACTCTTTGCATTTGGTCTTGCAGTACCTGTGTTTGGTTCTGCTGCTAATGTCAAAAAACCTCTCAAATCATCGTCAGTATCATAGTCAACCTCAGATGAACATAATAACTCCCATTCATCTTCATTTGTAACTTCACCCATCTGAATCAACTCATCAGCCATAGATGTCAATACACCACATCCTTCTTTACACCCTTCAGAAGACATTTTAAGGTCTGTTTCATGCACGTTATCATCTTTAGACTCTGTTTCTTCCTTAATCATCTCTTCCTCCTGTGTAATAGGCTTAAAAATCAAATCTAAGTTTATGTCAAACTGAACTAATACTTCCTCAATAGCTTCCAAAACGAATTGTTGTTTAGGTGCAATCACTCTTTTCATTAATTGCTTCTCTGACATATCCATCATATCAGCCTCATTAGCGAATCCTGTAGCTGAAGATAGTCCAACAAGTGAAGGTGATATAACTCTATGAGCAGTCATTATCTGACTCTTCGCTTCTATAGTTAAGAAATCCCATTGCTTATGTACATTTGCATTAACAGGGAATGGTGTTACTGATATCTCAACATCTAATCCGTTAAAAGATATAATAAAATTACTCGCATTACTTGAAGATGTTAGTTTCTTTTTAACTTGTGCTTCAAACTCTGCCTTCTCTTCATCAGAATAACTGTCTCCATTAGGTATATTAATGATATAACCTGCTGATAATCCGTTCTGAATAGATGAGATAGCCATATTAGAAATCTCTTCCTCCATTTGAGCGTATTGTAATCCTGCCATGTAATCAGGTGTTCCGAAAAATTCGTTACCTGCCTTATATTCTTTAGCTACATATATCTCTGTTTGTTTTGTGTCTGATATTCCGAATGCAGGGAAGTTCTGAGGGAAATACTTTTCTTTTCTTCTGTCTTTCCAACTTCTTGAATACCAATAAGAAGTAATGTCTCCATCCTCATCTTCTAATGAAGGCACTACCATTTGCTTAGGTAAGTGTATTAAAGAGTTTAAACTACCGTCTCTGTTCTTTATAACTTGAAATGAGAACTCTCCAAATATCTGAGCGTCCTGCACCATTTTTCTTAAATCTTTTGGTCTCAATATAGACTGTAGTAACGCCCAATCATTAACAACTGCATCACTAATGTTGTTTGTAAAACCTAATCCTCTTCCGTATGTGAGAGTTTCATAAGATTTATTGATTGATGAGTTAGTAGGTGAACCATTATTTCTTTTGATTATATAATCATAAAAGTTATTATCCTTCCCGTTTAGAACCCAATCATTACTCTTATCTTCTTGTATAGCAGGTCTCGTGTAACTTGAGAGTGTTATTAATTTAATATCCATATCTTAGTAGTAAAATTTATCTTTAGTCAACAGGTATTCTTGTGAATCTTGTGTTGTGGATATAAAAATACCTCTATATATAACCTCTAAAGTGTTTATATAATTAACAACTACATCATATCTGCTTTCACTTCTGAAGTTATAGTCAAATGTCAGAACTAACTTACCATTTTGAACTTCAAATGTGTTCTCTAATAAAGTAGATTCACTTTTAAAATTATCAGTTATAATTATACTTAAATAATCCTCTTGAATAGAACTTTTTATGCAACCATCATCCTCAATAATCCCTGAATCAGCAGAAACTCTATCTACAAATGCCTGAACTTCTTCAGTCACAGATTCTACATCGAATCTTGGAACTACAGAAATTGTATGTGTTGTATCGTTAGGGTTTACTACTATCATTTATATTGTCTTTATACTATTTAACGTTTAGATGTTTGTTTTGTTATTATAAAAAAAAATAATTTAAAATAAATTAAAATAAATTAGGTTTGTATTAATATGTTTGCTTATCTTTGCAGAGTAATAAATAATTAAAAAATAGAAATTATGTATTTAACTGAAAACCAAGAGAATAAGATTTATACAGAAGTGACTAACTATTTCGAAAAAAATAATGGAGAAGTTACTAACTGCGAAACTAAATTTGTAACAGAAGATTACAACTATTTTTATTTTTGTACTGAAGAGTTGTTTCAGGTAAAAGTTACATTCAAAACAAATAACGGAAAGCTATTAAAAAGAAGCTTAAGAACAGAATTAGAATAACTAAAAACTAAACAAAAAAAAGCTCCTCACAATTAAGTCAGGAGCTTTTATATTTAAAATAGTATTTACTAAGTTGTAGCTTGTACTATTGCTTCAAATTCTGATACTGTTGAGTCATCTAATACAGGAGCTAATTCTGATACTGTAGATACGCCTGTTAATGTGTATCCATTCATATCCGTTTTAGCACCACCCGAAGAAGATACTACTGTAAAATCAATTCCATCATCTAATCCTATAGCGTGGTGATTTCCATTTCTGTCTACCACTACTGCTTGAGGATAACCTGCTGCTAATAAATTGAATTGAGCGTTTGTAGCTGCATCCATATTCTTTAGCACTACTGTTAATGTTTGAGTGTTAACTCTTGTTCCTGTATTTCTATCAGAAACCATTGATTGCTCTAAAGTGTTACCATCCCCTTCTAAAGGAAATGCCCACGCCTCAGTAAGCAATACATTCATTGCCGTAGCTTCACCATTTGTCACAGTAAAAGCATCTGCTAATTCGTTATAAAGATATAAAGTAGAAGCTCCTCCGAGTCCTTCCTTACACGCTCTATCACGTCCATTTGTTATATCGCACGCCATAATTATTTATATGTTTTTTTAATTAGTAATATAAGAGGGTAAAATTAATCACCCCCTTATTTATTTGCTTAATATTAAGCTTGTGTGCTTAGTAACCAAACGATTTCATTTCCGTAAGAATATCCTACTGCACCACCAAATACTGACTTGTACAATACATTTCCACTCAAATCAACCTCATCCATATCCTTAACACGGATAGAATCAGCATCGTTAGCTAAACCTAAACCTAAAGTAATATTTTCTTTTTCGAAGATTACGATAGTATTGTCAGGTAAACCATTTACAGTTTGGATTGTGTAACGTCCGTAAACCATTCCTGTGTTAGCATCACCACCTAAACCATTAGCAGCACCATTTTCAATTAAGAATTTAGTGTAAGCATCAGCAACGTCAGGAGACACGATGAAGTTTACATTCTTTCTTCTTAGAGAGTAAGGCATTGCAGCAGTAGCAGTATCAAATGCATCAGCTACATTAGCTTTAGTAATAGCTGCACCGATTGCAGTAATACCACTATTAGCTTTGATTACATCACTATCAGCAGCGAATTGAGTAATTAACCCACTCATTTGTCCTGCAGAACCTGCACCATTCCAAATTTGGTTTTCAAACCATACTGCTAACTTACTTGAAGTTGAAGCAACGATTGCCTGAGAAATCTCAGCAGGTGTTTGGTCGTTAAAAGCTGAAGCTCCCATAGACTCACCTGACCAAGTTGGACGGAAATCTTCTTTACAAATTTCAAATTCATTCTTGAACTTGTCTAATGTAAGAACTTTTTCTTCATAGTTTACTGCGTCTGTCGCAGGTGAAGTACCACAAGAATAATCAACTACTCCTAATGTTACATCTAAATTTCTAAGGTTCAATTTGTACCCTACGTTTGGAACTACTGTAATAAGATTTAATCTTAAAGTGTCCTCCTCTTTTTGAGCTTGAAGCATAATGTTTGTTGCTTCGAAACCTGCATAATTACTTGTTATTGCCATTTTACTATTATTTATTTAATTAAATTAACTTTGTTTTTGTTCGTAACCTCTCATTACGTTTAAAATTCTTTCTTGTTTTGTCATTGCCACCTGAGTAGGAACAGATTTGATTACTTTAGAAGCAGGTGTTTTAGATAACACTACTAATTCAGCTTTCAATTCATTATTCTTTTCAGTCACCACCGACATCTTAGTATCAAAATCAGCTTTAATAGCATTCATTTGTACTTCCATTTTCTCAGCATAAGCTTGAAACATTTCTTCTAAGATAGATTTGATTGTGTCAAGTTCATTACTTGGACTATCAGTCTCTTCAGTTACTGCTTCTTCAGCCTTAACTTCTTCCTCTTCTTTAACGTCTTCTTCTTTTGCTTCTACAGTCTCCTCTTCCTTAGCTTCAGCTTCCCCCATAGACTCAACAGAACCATCTTTTACTTCGATAGTACCTGCTTCATCAAGTTGGTAGCTTCCATCAGGTAAAGCAACTTTTTCTTCCCCGTTCATTACGAACACAGGAGAACCTACTTCTAAAGAATCACCTTCAAACTGAATGTCTAAATCCCCTGATTTTGCACTCCCTAATGCAACCTCAACAGTCTCTTCAACTTTCTCAGCTCCTGAAATGATTTCTTTAAGCATCGTAATAATACTCTTGTTTTCACTCATTTTAACTTCTGATTTTAAATTAATTTCTTCTAAATCTACCATAGCATCAACTGAGAATCCTTCAACTTCACCTGTCTTAATGTAGTTATTCCAAATGTCA